TGAAACATCTGAATAGCCATAGCAGTTGTAGTAAGCATCATACCTATTCTCATATTCCTTTCAGACTTTGAGAACATCATAAAGGCAGCGCCTAAACCACCTATCTTCATTGAATACTGAGTAGCCCTCATGCCACTTTGTAGCATTGTGTTTCCCATCATGTTTTCTACTTGTATGGCTTTCATTTCCTTGTTGGTAAACACATCAATTTCGATACCCAATAGTCTCAATGCCTCCATATCCACCTTCAACCATCTGATATGTGCCGCCCTTGTTGTGTCCTCCATTGCCAAAGTGTTTATCAACTGTATTCGGTCCTGAACTGATTGCCTCAATATATTGGCTTCTACGCTCGTTACATTGTTTTGGGCCTCCATTACTGTTCTCAGTTCGTGTTTATATTGAATCAGTATCCCATGCTGTATTGCTGATTGCTGCATAGACGCATTTCCGGCTATCTGTTCGCCTCTTAAGGCGCGAGCAACAATGTTTTGTGTTTCCATCGCAACTTTCAGATTTATGAAAGAAACTGAAGCGTTCATGGCAGGACCAATGAAGTTACTCATAAGCCGCGTTAACATAACGATACTGCCTATAGCAGTCCCTAATGGTCCTTCTGCCGCACCTGCTAATGTTCTGTAGAACAGGGCTTGTTGTTTTGTAACTGCGGTCATGGCGGGTAATAGGGTGTTACCAAATGCCGCGCTGTAATTCTTAAGTGATGCTTCCGCTTGCTCATAAGCGAACACTTCCGAATTAAGCCTACGCTGCAACTCGTCCCTTGCTGGGAACTGTGCTAACAGGGCCTCTAACTCAAGTTCTCTTACCCTATCTACATTTTCAAGCAACTTAATAAGACGAGTATAGTGTCGATTACCTGCTATACTCTGTGCAAGGGCCATCTTCTGTTCGCCGTTTAATGTATTGTAATGCACGGCCAAGTCTTGTAGAACACGACTGAATGGGCGCATATCTCCGTTAGCATCCACTACTGCAATACCAAGATTCTCAATGGTGGTTCTTGCGCCGTTAGTATCTGCACCAAGACGAGCATAAATCATACGCAGGGCACGACCACCCTTTCCTTGTTCTTCACCAGCCTCAATCAAGGTAGCCGACATAGCGGCCATAGCAGCAATACTTTCATTGGTAAGATAAGCCTGTGAAGCAAACTGATTCATAACGAAAGTAATCTGCGACATGGTTGCCGCCGACCTATTCTCAACGGTGTTAAGTTGGTCGAGAACTCTTATGGTGTCCCTTCTAATTATGTTGGATTTTTCTTGCGCCGTCATACCTTCCTCAATGTTCTTAGTCATAAACTTCGTCTGTTGATTTAGGTTGATTAGGCGCTGCATAGCGGCTTCGGTGGTCATACCACTTATTGCACCGAACATCATACCCATTTCTGTTCCGACTGCTGTGCTACCTTGACCGCCCAAAACACCGCTAAGTTGCGCCATACGCGCACCTGCTTCAAAGGCTTCATCAGCCGCAAACCCAAACGCCAAGCCTATGTCTTGAAGTTGGTCCTCTAATGCTTTGGCCTCGTCTATGTTATCTACGAACTTCTCAAACTGAACTCTCGCATTCTCAATTTCGACTGTGAGGGGCATAATCTCATCTACGAAATTAAACATCTCCGCTAATTCTGCACCAGCCTCTTGTATGCCCATTAGGGAATCCAAGTAAAGAGCAGAAAGAACTGTAGCCGCAGCATCAGCATCTTGAATCATTTTAGTTGCTTGGAAAGTTCCTACTACATCGAAGAAAACTCTTGAACCGCTTGCGCGGAGAACGACCATCGCTACCGCACAGGCGAATAAAACGAGCGGCGTAAATTGTAGAAGGACTATTGATTCAATCCCTATCATCCGAACTCTCTCCACTCTTGTATTCCACTATGGGAACCCCGCTCTCTCTCAATGAGTCAAGAAGTTCGTTGTTGTTTGATAATAGTTTCCGTTTCTCTCTACGCTGATTTCTGCGTGCAACTGCGCCCTTTGCATCCCCTTTGGATGCTTTGCTTGTCGCTTCTAAAATCTTATCATTAATATCTGCCGCTACGAGCAGGTCCAATTCCATAAGATGACGGCCACCCTCTATCGAATACTTTAGCCATAATTCTGAGGGAAGAGTCCCTTTGAAGGCCATACACAGGCTCGGTGCAACCATCAGGAACTCAAAAAAGGGACAGCACCTTCCGTGTCGTCACCACGAACAAATTGTAGAATGGTATTCAGTTCATCAAAAGTCAAGGTATTAACATCTACATCTTCATCAAGAATGCAGGGGGGAACCCAAGACTCTATTTGTGATTCTACACCGCCACCCATTTCATCAACTATGAGCGCAAACTCTTCGTTTTGCTCATCAGTCCAATCAGAAGGGTCGCCAGCGTGTCGCATTTTGCGGAACGCCTTTCCTTGAATGTTGGTAATCTTCAACCGTTCCATTCCCGAAGCCTGTCTTATCCAAATCTTAGTTCCGTCGTCTAACTCAATCTCTTTCTTCATTACCGGCATGGTATCACTTCACTCTAACTAAAACCACAACATGTGGCCTTAATAAAGATTTCACTCTTCTTCGTCAGCCTTAACAGGCTTGGGTGCTGCTTTAGGGGCAGCCTTTGGTGCTGCCTTAGCAGCCATAGGGAATCTTCCACAATACTTGAGAACCTGTGTTTTGGTAGTCATATCAGCAATAGATTCAAGGGCTTCTGCTGGGATGTCTTTCCCAAGACTCTTAGCCAATTCTACTGAATCCATTTCAAACACCTCAAAGCGCGGTGGCTGAAATCGCTCCACCCTTCACAGTAATATCCATAGCCTTATCAGCACCGGCTGCTGTTGCGTCGTATAGTGCTACGAAATTAACACTCATGGTGTTTGTGTCCCTTCCGCTCACATTTGCGCTTGGGGCCTCAAATCTTACATTGTAGAAATTAACCTTGATGTATTCTGAGTCGTTATTCAACTCGGACTGTAGATTAAGGGTAATGGTAGGGTCGTCTGCTGCGTCACTTATAGACAAACCATCAGGGTCAGTCAAGAGGGAATAAGTAGGCTCGTCGGTAGTAGTAGCGTAAATGACTGAGTTAAACTCAATTGAGCCTGTAATCTCCCTTCGCTGTGAAGGGGGTGCGCGACCGTAAGTAGAGTTACCAAGAGCATAAGCATTGTCTTGGTCCCTGTTAAGGTTTACATCGAATGAGAATGACTTGACCTTAAGAGAAGCGGAAGGTGCGGCGCTACTTCCGTCATCGAAAAGCACACTTCCGTTGGCGAAGTAAAGAGCATCCAAAGCATCTCCGTCAAAGGAAGCCGTTTGGAGGGTATTCACATCACTCTCGGCCTTACCTACGAAGTCAGCAGACATCATAACATATTCGCCCACATTGGCGTTCATTGATAGGGTGCTTCCAACCATACCTGTGTATATGTGTTCTTTCTCTTCTCTACCAACTTCAATTGTATAGGAATTGTATGTGTCGCCCGCTACTAATGGCTCCGAGAATGTATGAACAGACGAAGCAACAACAGTTTTAGGGAAGAATGCCGCAAGGATATTTCCTGTAAAATCATCTACCTGAACGGCCATGTTAAGTCCGCCCTCAGAATACTCAGTCCCTGTAACGGATTTTGAAGCAATTTGTCTGCTCATATCCATTCGCGTTAGCAAGTCGTAAGTGTGTGAAAACGACTCGTCATCCACTTCACCATAGACTTCGGTTCCTCCACCGGAAGTGCTACCGTAAGTGCTGCCTTCTTTTGTAATCGAAACATATCTATTTAAGAACTCTACCATAAGAATACCTCTATGTAGTCTCTCTACCCATAGGTTGTCCTATAAACATTCTCATCGGTGTCGCATATCAATTCTGCGCATATATGTGAGGGTTAGGACATGAACACAAACCACTTCGTCGTCATCCATCTTGGGGTCGAGGTCTGCTGAATAGTTGGTTATACTATCCGTTGTTCCTGATACCCCTGTGTTTGTATAGAGTTCATCGAACACTTCCCCCATGATATTAAGTGCTTTTCGATATGCGTTCTCATAGTTTGTGCCCCTTACGCTGATAAAAACCTTCACACTATACTCCTGACTAATCTTTGAGCCACCAAGAGATTCAAAGTCGGGTGAGTATAAGCCCTCAATCAAGACATGGATGCTTGGAGAGCCTACTTTGTTAAGCATTTGAGAAGAAATGTCGTAACCATACACTATAGATGAATCATCAACCTGTGTTTTTAGGTAAGGTCGGGGGCTATTCTTGAGTTGATTTACTATACCGATACCCATTCGGGCAAGGGTGTCCTGTGCGAAATCAGAAATTAACAGTTCTTCGGGCGAAAATGCACCAAACTTAGAGTAGTAAATAGAGGCCCATTTAAGGCTGCCGGTGGTGTTACCCCACCTTACTGCCTTTCCTGCCCCTGACGAGCCTGTAACGGTGTTAAAAGCAACATTTGCGTCATCGTCGTTGATAATCTCATGCGTATAGAGTTTAGCGGAACCATCTGAGGCAAGAGTTAGTCTGAGGATTAAACTAACCGGCTTGTCTTCGGCCAAAGCAAGGTCGAGATTAGATACTGTTACGGTGGAACTACCTACGAGGGAAAGGCTTGTGTTCGCGCCTGTTGATTGAACTTCCACGCGGTGTGTTCCGTTATCAAGTCGCATAAGAACTTCCCCACTATCGGGTGCTGTAGTGTATTCCAAACACGCTACCAGCGTATAGTCATTAGTGGTTGGAGTAATAGACCATGTGCCGTTAGTAATAACCCAATTACCGCCGGAAGCAGAACCACCACTACCCGACCAAGAATCATTGTATGTTCCCGACAGGTTGGATGGGTCTGTGCCGTTCATACGGCTGTTCCAATACTGAGTCTTTGTTGCTACGGCCATCTAACCACCGAATCTCTTTGCTGGGTTCCTTC